TACCGCCAAGACATGGTAAATCGGAGATGATCAGCAGACGTTTCATCCCGTGGTTAATGGGCAAAGACCCCCACAAATCTATTATATTTGCAACGTACAATGAGGATTTTGCACAGGATTTTGGATCAGATTGCAGAGCAATTATGGAGACTCCGCAATTCAAGCAGGTTTTCCCTAACTTTAAGTTCCGTCAAGGCGGTGCTTCTAAAAGTAGGGTTCAGACTGATAATGGTGGTATGGCAGTGTTTGTTGGCAGGGGTGGTTCTATCACTGGGCGTGGTGGAGATATTCTCGTTGTTGATGACCCGATTAAAGACTCTGTGGAGGCAATGTCTCCCACGCTTAGAGAAAACCTTTGGTCTTGGTTCACGCAAGTATTTATGACCCGTCTTATGACGGAGCGTTCAAAGGTGGTAATAGTAACAACTCGCTGGCATGAAGATGATTTAGTAGGAAGACTGACTGATCCAATGAATCCTCATTTTACTGAAGAGGAGTGTAGCAAATGGAAGATAATTAACTTGCCAGCATTTGCTGGGGATAGCGACCCTTTAAAACGAACTGAAGGGGAGGTTTTATGGCCCCAGAGGTTCAACAAGGATTTCTTAGAAGCACAGAGGAATCTCGACCCAAGGGGTTTTTCTGCATTATACCAGCAACAGCCAAGTCCAGAAGATGGAGATTTATTCCAGAGAGAGAACATACAGTATTATGAAAAAAGGAACCTTCCGGGGAGTTTAAGGATTTATGCTGCTAGTGATCATGCTGTGGGTATTGACAAAACAAGGCACGATTTAACCTGCCTTTTAGTTGTTGGAGTTGATGACCATGAGGACATTTATTTAATTGATTGCTGGTGGGCAAGACAGCCTTCAGACGTAGTTGTCAAGGCAATGATTGAATTAATGAAACGCCACAAACCCTTGATCTGGTGGGCAGAAAAGGGCCACATTACAAAGGCAATTGGGCCGTTCTTGAGAAAAAGGATGTATGAAACTTCCACCCATTGCAGAATTGAGGAAGTAACACCAGTAGCAAATAAAGTCCAGCGTTCACAGTCGATTATTGGACGGATGGCAATGAAGAAGGTTTTCTTCCCAAAAGTCAGCCCTTGGAGTGGTAAGGCAGTGGATGAAATATTAAAATTTCCAAACAGCCGCCACGATGATTTTGTCGATACTCTGGCGTGGATTGGAATGGGATTAGGTCAATTACATTCACCATCATCTCCAGCTAGGCAAAATCTTTCCCCTAAATCCGGGACACTGGCTTGGTGTAAATGGCAATCAGACATGGACAAAAGAAACTTAAAATCACTATCATCAGGTTTTTAAATGATTGAAATCGAACAGGCAATTGATCGAGGAGTTGTCGAGGAGGAAGACAAGGAGCCAACGCTCCGTAGAGAAGCGTTAGTAAGTCTTTTAATTGACCGGGTGAAAGGCGCAAAAGAATATCATTCTAAAGCCTTTAAACAAATGAAGATTGACATGGATGCCGTGTATAAAGGGTATACGGGTAATAACTGGGATGAAGAAAAATACGTTGCAAACATCCTCCAGAGACACGTTGCACAGCGAACTTCTGCCCTTTACGCCAAGAACCCAAAGCCCGTTGCAACCAGACGGAAGCGCATGGACTATGAGGTTTGGGACGGGCAAGAAGAAAGTATGGCAAAGGCTCTAGCCACTGTAACTAAGTTAAAGATGCAGGGGGGGGAACCAGACCAGCAAGCACAGGCAATTATAGATGATCGTGCCAAGGTGAAGGTTGAACGTAGTCGGATGGACAAAGTTGCTAAGTGCCTTGAAATGCTCTTCGAATATTTTATGGACGAGCAACATCCAACCTTTAAGAGTCAGATGAAGGCTCTGGTACGCAGGGTTATAACAACATCGGTTGGCTTTGTGAAAGTTGGCTACCAGCGAGAGATGGATAGATTGCCGGACATTTCATCTAAAATGAGTGATGTACAGGCACAGGTTGATCATCTGCGAAGAATAGCAAGTGAAGCAGAAAAGGGGGATATTGAACAGGATGATGCAGAAATGGAGGAACTGATGCTCTCCCTTGAAGCATTGCAGAAAGAACCTCTGACAATTATTCAGGAAGGGTTGGTATTCGATTTTCCAGAATGCGACTCCATTATAGTTGATCCGCTGTGTCGGTTGCTCCGTGGTTTTGTTGGGGCATCTTGGGTTGCACATGAGATGTACTTATCTGCCGAAGAAATAAAAGAAATTTATGATGTTGATGTGCAAGATAATTATCTATCGTATGACATGAGGGGCAACCAAACTGGCGTGAAGGCAGGACAGTCCAACTATAACCACTTTGGTAGCAATGTAGATAACGTCAGGGATGGCCTTGCTTTAGTTTGGGAAATATATGATAAGAATGCAGGACTACTTTACATTGTGTGCGATGGTCATAACGATTTTTTATCAGAACCAGAAGCACCACCAATAAAGCTAGAAACATTCTGGCCTTTCTTCGCATTGTCATTCAATGAGATTGAACACAAAGAGTTACTTTATCCTCCGTCTGATATTAAACTTCTTGCCCCAATGCAACATGAGTATAACAGGGCCAGACAAGGGTTGAGAGAACATCGCAGGGCTAATAGGCCAAAATATGCTGTACCAGCAGGGATGTTAGAGCAAGAGGATAAGGATAAATTAAAAGACCCTCCTGCAAATGCAGTCCTGGAATTACAGGCATTGGTTGCAGGGCAGAAAGTGGATGATGTAATACAACCTGTCAAACAGATAGGTATTGATCCGAACCTGTACGAGGTACGAACTATATTTGATGATGTCCAGTTGGTCGTAGGTCAACAGGAGGCTAATTTTGGTCAGGTATCGAAAGGTACTGCAACTGAGACTAGCATCGCTGAATCGAGCAGGATGAGTGCCATTGGTGCTAATATTGACGATCTCGACTCATTTATGAGCGAAATAACACGGGCGGCTGGACAAATCTTACTGCTAGAAATGAGTAAGGATGAAGTCATGGCAATTTGTGGCCCCGGATCAGTCTGGCCTGAGTTTAAGAAAGAAGATGTGCTGAACGAAATATATTTGCAGATTGAAGCAGGATCGACAGGGAAACCAAATAAAGCCGCTGAACTACAAAATATTGAGCGTATAATCCCCTTCCTCATTCAAATTCCGGGTATTGATCCTAAGTTCCTTGGCAAAGAGTTGCTGAAACGTCTGGATGACAAAATGGATTTAACAGAAGCAATTATAGATAAGTTACCTTCAATCGTTGCTCAGAACATGATGCAAGGTGCGAAGGCACAGGCGCAGGGTAGAGGGGGAAACCCCCCCGAAGCGCAAGGTGGTCAGGGGGGCAATAATGCTCCACTACCAAAACCTCCCGGTGGTGGTAAACCACAAGTTGGGATGAATGTTTAACAATTAACCAAAGGACGTATTATGGCAGAAGAAGAGCCACAGGAAACGGAATCGTCCCCCGTTTCTGCTGAAGAAGTTGTTATAGACGAGTCTACCACAGAAGTTGCGGAAGACACGGCATCCCCGTCAGATGCCACAGAAGTTGAAGCAGAAACCACAGAGACTTTAGAGGATGTGGTGCAGGATGCACTTGGCCCTCTGGAGGAAGATGTTGTTGTGGAAGAAGCGAAAACTACTGAAGAGACAGAAGTCACGGAACCATCTACAGTCTCTGGGGAAACACCTACTCCAGAAGACTACACAGATATTCCATTTCATAAGCACCCTCGTTTTAAAGGCATCGTAGCCGAAAAAAACGAACTAAAAGAAACTGTTGGTAAACTTCAAGCCGAAGAAGAAAGGCTTAGAAATGATTCAGAACAGTATGCCAAGATCACAAATTTTATAGAGAAGAACAACTTAACTGCAAAGGACTCAGTTGAGGGATTTAAAATCATGGCAGCGATTAGAAATAATCCAGACCATGCCTATAAAATGCTGGCACACCATTTAGGCAATATGTCTAAAGTTACTGGAAGAAGTATACCAAAAGACATCCAAGCGAAAGTGAACGATGGGTTTCTTGATGAGGGTGCGGCAAGAGAGTTAAGCCAAACAAGAGCAAAACTAGCAAGGGTGCAAGACCAACGTAAAGTTGACTATGCTAGGAGCCAGAAGCAAAATACTCGGAATCAGAGTGATATGCTGACGGGTGCTTTGCAAACGTGGGGTGAAAACACTTTAGCCAAGGATGTAGATTTTAGTCTCAAGCAAGCAGAATTTAATGATCGTGTGATTGCGCTAGTAAATGAGCGAGGACAGCCAAAAACTCAGACAGAAGTATTAGGTCTTGTAGACGATGCCTATGCAACTGTTAATGAGAGATTCAAGGCCAGACAACCTCAACCAAGCGCAATTAAAACGGCAACAGGTGGTAAACTTAGTGGAACTCCAATAGTAGAGCCTGTCTCTTTAAGAGATGCAATTACGCAGTCTTTGAACCAGTAAAACTATTTGTGTGTGGGGATGTTCCTTATATAATATAAAAGGAACAAAATGGCAGCTTTAACAGCCGACCAATTGGCTAACGTAGCCAACGCCTCTTTAGATTTTTTTCTAAATAAAGGGGACGTTTTAAGCCAGACTATTCAAGATAAACCGCTCTTTAGTGCTATGGACAAAGGTTCCAAAAGCTATCCGGGCGGCAAGGGTCTTGTTGATCTGGCAGTCAAGGGAGTATATGAAACTGCGTTAGCTGGCTATACAGCCACAGATGCGGTGGCATACACAAACCCTGACCATATCAAACGTGCTAAGTATACTTGGCACGAACATCACATTGGTATTGAAGTAACTCATACCGAACTTAAACATGATGGAATTTCCGTAAACGATGCGCTTACTGGAGAAACCTCAAATGTTTCTGGAAGGGATAAAACTGTTCTTGTAAATCTTTTTAAAGACAAAATGGAAGATATGCTAGAAGGGTATTCCAGAGGTATGAATGACTTGTTGTATACTGATGGGACTTCAACAACTGCTATGACCGGAATACGGGGTCTTATAGCGGATAACCCGGCAGCACTCAATGCCGCAGTTGGAACACTAAGAACGGATACGAACACTTGGTGGCGTAATCGTTATGATGTTGCGATTGCTGCGACAGCAACGGGGCAAGTCTTAATTGATAAGATACATCAAGAAGTTCGCCAGTTACGCAGATATGGGGGGAAACCTTCAGTCGCTGTGTGCGGTAGTACCTTTCTTGATCAACTTACAACTGAGTTGAAGAGTAAGGGTAACTTTACTCAATCTGGTTGGAACGGGAAACAAGACATTAGTATGGGTGAAGTATACTATCAGGGAATTCATTTCCAGTATGACCCAAGTCTTGATGATCTTACTATTTCTGGTAAGACCCCATCTAAGCGGTGCTACATTATTGATCCGTCTAAAATGTACCTTATGTACATGGATGGTGAGAAGATGAGTCGGCATTCACCAACTCGCCCACATGACAAATATGCTATTTATCGTGCGATAACTACCACAAGCGTTTTGTGTGCAAGTCAACTTAACTGTCATGGTGTTTACGAAATAACGTAAATCCTGACTTAAACTAGGCAGTCTTTCGGGACTGCCTAACCTTAATAAGAAACTAATATGGAAAATGTTTATCGAGCAAATGTGGCAATTGGCGGTGACACTGGAAGCACAGTAGTAAAAGAGGGAATTTCAGTCCCAGAGTTATCAGTATTACAACATCTACATGGAACTGGTGCAATTGATCGTATTGTCTTAACTGGCAAGGAAGATATGACATCAGACAGTGAACGTGAGAGATTGGGAGGGATTTATAAAGCAAAATTTACCGAATTATATGGAGCATTTGGGGATTTACCATTTAATGTAAAATCTTTAAAAATATCAGAGGCTTGTTTTTTAGATGGTGGCCCTCCAATCAACGCAAAAAAAGGAACAGATGGCAAGGAACACAACTCTTCAAGTCCTGCTGAATGATCTGAGGAGCGAATCAGGCCACGCAATTTCATCAGCCCTTGGGAAGTCAACTCAAGAGATGATGATAAATCTCCTGAACCGGGTGCAACGTAGGCTCTGGGATGATTTTGCATGGCCCTTTCTACAGGTCAAAAAGGACATAACCCTACAGGCAGGATCACGATACTACGATATCCCATCTGGGATAACACTAGAGCGAGTGCAAAAGGCTTCGTTCAAAAACGGGTCATCGTGGCACAAGATTACCTATGGAATCTCGACTTATGACTACACAATCCACGATTCTGATACGGGGGATCGCTCATGGCCTATTTACAAATACGAAGCGTATGGTGCATCTCAAGTAGAGGTCTGGCCTACTCCCAGTGAGAATGCAAATACAACGACAGGAGATGGTCTGTTTAGGTTAGAAGGTACAGGCAATCTTGGGACTTTTGTCTCTATGTCGGATACCGCAGATTTGGACGATCAACTGATTGTCCTCTTTGCCGCCAGTGAATTATTGACTCGACAAAAGTCTCCTGATGCACAGTTGAAGGGTCAACAAGCGCAAGTGCATTACCAAAGATTAAGAGCAAGATTATCTAAAACTGAACCGCTAGTCCTTGGGAGGGAAACAGCACAGAATACCCAACTGCATATTCATCAGGTAAGCTAAATGCCATATGTATTAGTGGAGGATTTTAAAGCCGGGATTGACACTCGCAGAACCTCGGTAACTTCTGTACCGGGTAGTCTGTATGGACTAAACGAGGCAGGTACGGCTGGTCTAACGAATGCACATATCACAAGAGGTGGTGAGATTGAGAAGCGCAGAGCCTTTAAACTCTGGGCAACACTCCCAGCAGGAACATTTGGCCTAGCTGCCGGAGGTGGCAATGTATATGTATTTGCTGACTGTCACTCCGGGCGACCTTCCATGACAGGACAACCCGAATCACTTTCTGTTCTAAAGTGTGAAAGCAGATACAAGGGGAATGCGGGTGAAGAAGACATGGCGAAAATTCTAAGTGTGGACTTTTTCGATGGGAAACCTTATGCGGCAGTAGAATTTGAAGATGGATTAATCAATCACTATTGGGGTGATCACGATGATCCGGGGGCAAGCCAAGAAGCCACAGAGATTACGAGTTTAGATGCGACAGCTAATACACTAACTAGAGCCTCACATGGTATGGCGAATGGTACA